CTGCGTCGCGAGGCCGTTCTCGGCGAGGCCCTGCCACTCGACCGCGTTGAAGCGCGAGCCGGCGAGGTCGATCGGCGCGAGCTTGATCTGGTTCAGTATCAAGGTCTGCAGCGGCCTGGCCGGATCATTGACGAGCGCACGCTGCGCCTTGGACGTATAAGCCGCGGCCCATTCGAAGCACGGGCTCGGGCTGAGAGGCTCGACCGCCATGACCGAGGTCACGCCATTGTTGCGCGTGTTGCCCCAGGTGATGAGGTTCGGATAGGTGTCGCGCTTGGCGGAGAAAATGTGGCCATAAAGCTGCCGCATCCACCCCCACCGGCCGGTATCCTCGAAGCCATACTCGTTTTCCCACGCCATCAGCGACGCCGAGTCCGTGTAGGGCAACGCCACATATTCGTAAATCTTCTCGCCGAGATTGCTGATCGCGGCAGAGAAATTCGGCACGCCCGTGCCGCCGGTCAGCATGCCGGTCGCGGGCAGCGTGAGGACGAGGCCCGGAGGCGTTCGTTCGCCGCCGATCGTGCCGTAGTAGTTGAGCATCACGGAAATGTCGTTGCCGTTGACGCCCTGGAAGCGGCACGTGAGCGTGACAGTCCCGGCCGGCGCCGTTCCCGCGACAGCGGTCACCGGCAAATCGTCTTGGGTATTGATCGCGTCCGCAATTGCGTTGGCGATATCGCTCACAGTATCGGTCGGCGCGACCGGCACCGCCACGAGCTCGCCGCCGATGTAGAGGCTGATCACGCCCGCATCGGTCGGCGCCGTGGTAACCGTGATGGGTGCCGTGGCCGCAACCGCACCTGTCGCGCACTCGACCGGCAAGCCATAAACCTGGTTCGCGAAATTGTTGGCGAAGAAGGCCTTGAACATGCGGCTCAGCTCCGACCCTTGGCCGAAGTGAGCGTCTGCCTGCGCCTGCGAGCCGACCGCGATGGGAACGTTCGGCTTGGCGTCGCCGTCGAGCGCGATCATGCACCCGACGAGCAGCGCCGGCAGGCCGAGCACCGGAAGGCCCGCCATGCTGGGATCGACCTCGACCCAATAGAGCGGAATCTTCAGATCGGCAGGGATAGCAGAGAACGAGATGGGCATTTTGATCTCCTGTCAAAGCTTTGCGTTATGCCGGCGGTTGAGCTTGGCCGGCCTGCGACGCGTGGCCCTCGTCGAGCTTCACCGAGCCGTCGGCGAGGCGCCTGATCGTGAAGCTGTCATAAGGCCACTCGACAGAGCCGCTCGAACGGAAGCGCATTGCCCGCGGATGCCACAGCACGCGGCGGAGCTCGTCGTTTGCCGGCAGCACGCGCACCCGCGGCGCCGACATGTTCTTCTTGATCGCTGCAAAGCGCGCCTTCTTGGCAGCGACGCGAGTTGCGTTCGGATCGGGCATAGGCGCGCCAGACGCGCGCGGCCGTTGATCGACCATCGTCAGTCTCCTGGTTTGTTGGGAGGGTTAAGAAACTGTGCCGGCAAACGTCGCGAAATCGGACGCCTCGTATGCGGCCATCGGACCATTGTTCGTAAATTCGTAGTCAACGATGACCGGCTCGGTGACCGCCGGGTCGAGCCCGTCGAGGACGAACGTCACGACGAGCTTCTGCAGCCAGTCGGTGATGACCGGGTCCCATGGCGTGCGGTAGGTGACGTTGATCTCATATTGGAGCTCGGCGACAGGCGTGTCGTTGTTCTTGCCGATGTTGCCGTAAACCATGCGGCGCTCGCCGACCACGACGCCTTCGAAGGCTGTGCTATCCGGATTGCCGGTGCCGAACATCCGCGTCAAAGCAGCGTTGCGCCAGAGCGCGTTCATCATGATCCACCAGGCCGCATCGAGTTTTTGCTCGGCGAGGTCCGGATCGTTGTTCGCGATGATGATAGAGAAGCCGATTTGAAAATTGTGTATGAACCGAATATCCCCGGCGTTGGCATCGCCGTCCGGCGTCATCCTTTCGTTGACGATATAGGCCGCAAGCACCGGAAGCTGCGCCGGCAGTATCGGCTTGTAATCGGTGCGCCTGATCGTGAAACCGGCGAAAGAGTTGGCCAGCGCCGCAAGGAAGCACTCGCGCAGAACCCAGGTGTAGCTTTGGGTCTGCGTGATGCCTGGGGGCAACGGAGCGATGGCATTCATATTTTCCGCGGGCAAGTTCGGCTTTGACAGGTCTGCTCAGATGTCGGCGGGCAGATGCAGCCGCGTATTGGCGACACGACCGGGCCGACATGCATTAGACCGAACCAGCACCGCTCTCCGTTGGGACCTCTATGGGCACAGCCCACCGAGGTCTGACATTCCGGCAGTATGCAGGTCATTTCCAGGTCACGGTCTCAAAGAACGCAGTCGCCATGCGGCTCCCCAATTGCTCAAGCAGGCTCGCGCGCAGGATCGGCCGGTTCGAGCGTTTCAGTTGAATGAAGTCCGTGATGATCCTGCGGCCTGTCGCCCGGCGCAGCCTTCGCAACAGCCGGCGCTGGTAGAGCGTCGAGCGCTGCGTTTCATATTGTGAGTGCGGTCGGAACAGCGTCTGCACCTGCGTCGAGCCGCGCCGCCATTTCTTGCGCTTCTTGCCCGGGCGCTTGCGGTGAACGTCCTTGGTTTCCCAGTCGCCCATCTCCTTCGGCATCTCGACGCCGCCCATGTATGTGATGCGGCCGATCATCTTGCCGATGGTGTCCGCGACCTCTGCAGCGTTAGCTATTTCCATCGTGAAAGGCATGGTCTTCCGGGCACGTCTCGGGAGTGCAAAGGAACATCTCGACTTGCCTACGTTCCTTGTGAAGGCAGCGCCCGCAATATCGGCGCCCGTCGTAATCAACGATCGGCTGTGGCTTTTCGCAGCCTTCAGGGCAATGAAAATGATCTGTCACTGCAACGCCAATACTGTCGCGCGATTATCCTGCGGTCTCGATCTTGCGAAGCAGCAACGTGGTTTCTCCGCCGCCGTTTTGCCAAACGTTGATAATCTCGAAATTGCCCACCTCTTCCATGGCGCCAACGTCGGCAGGAATAAACACGCGATCGCCTTGTGTCGGTAATATTCCGAATTCGGCCTCGCGGATGTCGAGCGTCGTTTTGTGGCTCGTCAACACCGAGCCATCATCGGCGGGAACGTCAACCTCGTCGGTGTCATAGATGGCGCGGTTTTCGTAAGGCGCAGCGTTGGGCTGCGACACGAGCGGCGTGAAGATCACCGTGCGCCCCCAGATATCGAAGTTCGGCATATAGACCAGAGTTGAGAAATCGATGCCCACCTTCACACTTCCAATCGGATGTAGTGATTCAACAAGTTCATAACCGCCATTGTGGTCGGCGAGCCTTTGCCCCCCATGGCCGCCTCGAGCAGTTTCAACGGGTCGTGAAACGCGACGCGCGCCGATTTGTGCGACAGCAGCCTCATGCCAGCGAGCAGGCCGAGGCTTGCGAGGAGTTTCGATTGCGCGTTGAGCAACGCGCAGGCCTGCTTGAGCGGAAGCGGCGATTCCTCGGGGAGCCGGTAGCCGCCCCAATAGGTAACGACGGTCGGCTCCTGAAAGATTGTGCCGCCGACCGCGAACAGCTTGCCGCTGTCTTCTTCGATCTCATAGGTGCTCGGATCGACGACGGTCCCCATCGGGGACTCGACGCTCTCGACATCGCCAGGATGCACGGGCCAATGCGACAGGAAAAGCCTGGTCGCGTCGCTTCGATAAGTGCCGCTGTAATATGCGATCGGCGGGTCCGGGTAATAGTAACCTGGGTATGGCAGATTGCAGCCGAGCTCACGCCACTCTTCGCGAACCTCCTCGCGCGCGAACGTGCGATTGCAAAGCCGAGCGATGGTCGCGGAATTGATCGATGTGAACAATTCAAGCTGCGCGTCGGACGAGGCGCCCGCAACAGGCAAGCCCATCAAAAGCTTGCACTCGTCGAGCGTCATCAAGTCCGCGTCGGTCGCGCGCGTCAGTACCGTGATCGTGCGGTCAGCCATTGCCCGACTCGTTATGGTACGCCTCGAACAGCGGACGCAGGTCGAGCGGCGCGCCTTCCAGGCCGTTCGTCATGATCGGCGTCGCGACATAGCGCTCGCGGTCGAGTTTCCATTCCTTGACTGTCGTCGCGGTCATCCCTGGCTCGCCTCGAGGACCATGCGGCCCTTGCGGTCCAGGCTCGCCGCGCGCACCGCGCTCGCCGGGCTTTCCCTGCTTGGCGAGAAGCTGCCAGCCGTCGCCAGGGCACTCGCCTGGCGCATCGCGCCGCGCGATGAACGAACCGCCGTTGAGTGCCACAATGTCGAGCGCCTGATAGGACGCCCCAGGCTCATAAGTGCCGCGGATCGTCAGCGGTCGCGCGTGGCGCCCGTGCTCGGCGAGGCATGTCCAATCGGCGCCGACGCCCGGCGCATTGCCGGTATCTTTGGCCGCCTGCCACAACGAGCCGTCGAACGTGACGAGCTCGCCGCGATAAAAGACGCGATCCGCGCTCCAAGTCTTCGCCGCTGGCATGACGCCCATCGGCCCGCTCGGCCCGGGCTCGCCCGGTTCGCCGCGGTCGCCCTTTGGCCCCGCAATTCCCTGGTCCCCCTTCTGCCCCGGCGTCCCCGGCATACCGTCCCGGCCGCGCTCTCCTGCTTCGCCGCGCTCCCCTTTTATGCCGGGCTGCCCTGGCTTTCCGACGGGCCCCGGTTCGCCTTTTTCGCCGGGCGGTCCTACTGCGCCTTGCTCGCCTTGCTCGCCCTGTGGCCCTGGCAGGCCTACGGGGCCAGGCTCTCCAACATAGCCGCGCTCACCGCGTTGGCCTGGCGCCCCCGCGGGACCTTGCTCGCCGCTCGGCCCCGGTGATCCAGTCTCGCCCGACGGCCCGGCGGCACCGCGCTCGCCCGGCTGCCCTTGCAAACCAGGCTCGCCAGGGAGGCCTTGCAAGCCCCGTTCTCCGCGTTCGCCTTGCGGCCCGGGCGGCCCTGGTTCACCACGTTCGCCTCGCGCACCTAGTGCGCCTGGCGACCCCACGGCGCCGTCGGCTCCACCGGCACCGTCGGCGCCCTTGGCACCGGCCTCGCCGCGTTCGCCTTGCGGCCCGGGCGGCCCTGGTTCACCACGTTCGCCTCGCGCACCTAGTGCGCCTGGCGACCCCACGGCGCCGTCGGCTCCGTCGGCGCCCTTGGCACCGGCCTCGCCGCGCTCGCCCTGCGGGCCCATTGGGCCGCGCTCGCCTTGCGGCCCGGCCGGGCCGATTGCACCCGCCGCGCCGTCGGCGCCGTCCTTGCCTGGCGCACCGTCGCGCAATTCGAGCATCTTGCGGTGAACCGCCGCGAGTTGCTCGACCGCACGGTGCGCAATTTCGGCAATAGCCGCGCGGGCCTCGGCGGCGATGAGCTCGCGGTCGCGCTCCCACTCGCGTTCGTTGCGCGCGATGACCTCGCCGAGAGCCTCGTTGAGCGCCTCATCCAAACCTGCGTCGGGCTCGGGCGGCGGATTCGTGGAGGTTCCTGAGTTGCCGTTGTACATCTGCGGGCTCTGGTTTTTTCGGGGGTGCCGCTGGCGCTGCGGGTGGCGCTGGCGGCCCCGGCGCTGGCGGCGGATGCGGGCCATGAGCGCCCGGTGTTGCACTGATCGCGGTGGCCGCGCTTAAGGGGACCACTTGCTGCTGCACACGCGGCTCGTCGCCCGCCTTCACGCGGTCGAGGCCTTCGAGCTCGCGCGCCTCGTTCGGCGAGTAGATGCCGCCTTGAACTCCGCGGGCGAGCGCCTCGATGCGGTCCTTCTGCGCCGAGCGCAGTAACGCCGCGGTATCGAATTCAACGTACTCGTCGGGCTGCCCTTTGAGCATGAAGACCAGGCCGAACGCTTCCTCGATCTGGTTGAGCGCAAAACCGAGGCCGGTTGCGATCCAGAACTGCATCAGCGCTTCGGTCGAATGAAACGACGTACCGCCCAAGCCGAGCACTTGCATCGGGACGCGAAACGCCAGCGCGATATGCTGCTCGGCGACCTTCAGTATCTCGGCGATCTGCGCGTCCCTCGGTGGCGCGCCCCAGGGCTGCACCTTCAAGCCCGCCGTCATGATCGGCGTTTTGCCTTGATTCAATCCCTTCGATTGCTCCTCCCAGCGATCGCGGAGCGACTGCACCTGGTCCTTGTCAAGGATGAGGTCGGTCGAGAGGACCGCGCTCGGCCTCGCTTGGTTCGAATAAAACGTGCTCTGCTGCTGCATGATGGTTTCGCTCAACCCCATCTCGGTGAGCGCGGCGAGCAGCGGCGTTTGACCCCAGAGCGGAAACGGATATCGCCTGTTGCGATCGGCGTGGAGGCGCACGTGCAACACGTCGCGTTGCGGCACCGTCAGCGGCAGGCCGCCGGTCTCGTACTCCATCACGGTGTTGCCGTGGAGCCGATAGAAGACGTCGCCGGTTTCCGGCGCCACCCGCGGAAACGACAACCTCGAGTCCATCAAATGGAGCTCGGTTATTTCGAACCGGTCATTGCGCAGGCCGAGGGCATAGGCGTTGCCATCGAGATACAATTGCCTGACCAGGTTCAGCATGAAATCGCTCATCGTCTGATAAGCGTTCGGCTTTTTCAAAACCCGCGACAGCGACGAGTTGTCGATCCTTTCACGTCCGCCCTTGTTATTGAGCCGCCAGTGGCTCCCCGGGCACATGGCGACGGTCTGGCTGTATGCCGACACGCAGGCCTCGACGACGGCCTGGCGCGTGCCGAGCGGCTGAACATAGAAGCCCTCCTGCCACCAATTCGTTGCCGCGCCTTGTGGCAGCCAGCCGCCGGAAATCGGCAGATAATAGGGGCCTTCGTGCCAGCCGCCTTCGACCGCCTTTAGGACGGCAGGCACAGCTTGCGCGGCCTTGGTGATAGCGCGGGAAATGGCACTGCGAATGCTCATGACCCGCGCTATCTTTTTGCTCGGTTACCGCCAATCAGGCGGATGGAACCGGGGCGCGTGCCGGCCGACTAGCTGCCGTCACTTGCCTGGTCTGATAGCCGCCGCCGCGGGTCGCTTCGAGGGCCTTCACGTTTGGATCGGGCCCCGAGCCGTCATCGTCATGATGGAGGATATGAGCCCCAAGCATGGCCATGTCGCACTCTTCCTGAGTCGGCGTCGGCCGGCCCTTCATGCGATCGGCATATTCAGCGCGGATGCGCTCCGCGACCTGCTTGCCGAGCTCGTGCTCTTTTCGCGCCGCCTCGGTGGCGGGACCTTCCACATATTCGGTCATGGTTATGACCTCCTGTTTTGCTGGGTTTTGAAATCAGTTTCGGAATTTCCGAACCTGACCTTAGTTCCACGTCACCGGGCTGGAATAGGCGATCGTCCCAACACGACGCTGAATCCAATTCATCCACATTTGGAGCCGCAATGCCAAACTGTCCGTTTGAAACAGCGACTTCTGCGGAGCGGCAACGACCGGTGGGCTTCCAACCTGTGCCAAATCTTGTGGTGCCGTGTCTTCAAAATGAAGCGTAGCCTGGTCGCTCATATCGAGCCTCGGGCCATCCGCACCGACCGTAACAAAGTCGGCGGCATCGATCAGAACAACCGTACCCGCCGGCACGGTCGCGCTCTCGATGAATGGGATGCCGTTCAATGTCCCGCCGGCAATCTCATCGCGGAAGGGAAATACGCCGTTTGCCGTGATGACCAACGCAGCCCGCAATCGCTCTTGGGGATTGAGCAGCCAGACCGGTTCGCGAACGTTTCCGAAGGTGTTCGCGGTGAGCGCGCCGACGAGCGCCTTGATGTCGCCGAGGATCGAGGTCAGACCGCCGCCTGCCGTCGGCGTCGTGACAGTAACGCCGTTGAGCAATCCGGCAGGCCGAATAGCGGTTGCCGGATTTGCGTCAATCAAGACGCTATCGACCGCGATGCCAGTGTCTAGCTGTATCGCCTCGCGCAGGATGCCCTCGATCGCGGGGATGGAGTATTCGTCCATCTCCTTCGTCCAGGTCGTGATGACGGCGACCTTCTTCGGCGTCAAGGTTTGCGACGTGAATGCGCCTTGCCGGACTGGAATAGCCTGCCCTTCACCGACGAACGAGCCGGACAATGCCGGCGTCCGCGAACGAGTCGGGATCACGATCTTTCCCGCTCGCCCGAAACTCAACGCCAAGCCTTTGGCCGCAAGCCTGGTCAGGATTGCGTGTGGGAGCAAAAGCGGCATCAAGTCCGTGTAGATGATATGGACGAGCTCTTGCGCCCACCCGGCAACCGAGGTCATTGCGGGCGCGGAAGCCGCTTTCAGCAAGATATCGGAGACAAGCCTGGTCGGCTCGTCGTCGCCATAGAGGCGATCGCGCACCTGGTCGACCGTCGCGGCGCCCCCGAAGGTCTTCTGCGCGATGAGGATTGCGCCGCATCGGCAGATGTAATCGAGCGGGTCGAGCTCGCTCGACTTCTTCGGGTTGATGTTGGCTCCGATCTTGATCGATGGGGCCGTTTGCACAACCGAAGCACGTTGCGTCACCACGGGCACGAGCGCCCGCGACGGCGATGCCGAGCCGTTGCCTAGCGATTCGCCCAAGCGCTTTTCGCTTTCGACGAGCGCAGCGTGGGTCTTTTCCTTCTGCGCAATGTCAGCATTGAGCGTGCCCATCTTCTCGATGTCAGCCTCGCTCACATTGTTGTCGTCCATAGTTTCGAGATGGGCTGCGAGCGCGGCTCTGCTCGCAACAAGACCCTCTTGAAGGCCGATGATACGTTGAGCAAGTCCCGCCATGGGGCTGCTCCTTTCATGTTGTCGGATAGCTGGTTCGGCGTGCTTGCCAACGAGCCCCACGTTTCTGGCGGCCTGGCTCCTGTGCCGTGCTTGGCGGAAAATCAGGTCGACCGTTTGCGGGGAAATTTTCAGCGATTTGGTGACGGCCAGCGCATTGGGATTCGCCGGGACCGACACCAAGCTGCATTCAATCAATTCCTGCTTCTTGAACTTCATCCCGCCCCAGGGATTCTTTGGTTCGAGGCGCTCGGCGTCGAGCTCGCGGAAGCCGACCGACACGGCTTTGAGAATGCCCGCCTCGACCAACCTGCGGATTTCATCGATCCTGTCCGAGGTCCCCTCGGGTGCAAGCGCAAGCCTGCCGCGGAGGCTCTTGTCCTCGACGCGCAGATTGAGCCACCGGCCGATGGGAAAATCCGCACGATGGCTCCACAGGGCAATGGGATTGCGTGCGAACGACCGGAGGTCCCATCCGTCGCTCATGATGATGTCGCCAATGCGATCCGGCGTCTCGTCCGAGAGCACGAACTCCATGCCCTCGACATCGGCGGTGTGGGTTTTATGGATCACGCGAGAGGCCGAGCGATCGCCATTGCCGTTACCGGACTCGTCCCACCGGGTTTGACAGATGTTTTCCGCCGCCTCGTCGTCGAGATCGTAATTGTCTTGCAGCGCGCTCACGCAACGATCGATGAAATCATCCTCGCTTTCGTCGTCGCTGGGATTAGGCAGCTTCGGCGGTTCACCGCCATGCTCCTCGCGCCAGGCCGAGAAGCACATTGCGACGCGCTGTTCATTTGGGCGGTCTGGGTCGCTGTCGGCGAGCGCCGACATGCACCGATCCGTAAAATCGTCCTGGCTTTCGCCTTTGTGCGGCTTTGGCACCGGCATTTTGGCCGCTCCTTCTAAAGAGGTTTTGGAATTTCGTGCGGATGCGGTGACAGAAAGCGCACGGCATGAGCCGTCACTTCCAATTAGGTGTGAGCCACGCAACGCCGCGCGGGTCGCGCAATGCCCAACTGACCCGCCAGCGTAATTTCAGGGCGACCGACACCGTTTGGAACATGGTCTTTTGCGGGCTGCCCGATGTCACATCGACCGCCGGATCGGCCATGACCAATTGCGCCGCGTTCGAGAGCTCGATCTCGGGCTCAGGGTTCATCGCTGCGACGACCGCACCAGGCGCGACCGCCATCATGTCGAGGCCCATCGCGGTTGAGCCGAGGATCTCATAGGGATTACCCTCCTCGCCGAGAGCTCGCAGGCGCATTTGCACGCCGCGACCTGGATTGGCGATGAGGAAGAACGGGCCATTGCCGCCGACCGCAGCGACGGAATTGATCAGCGCCGCCGCGTCCTCGAAATACTGCTCCCAGGCGCCGGCCGGATCGGTGCTCGCGGTCAAGGCAGCGATGTTGTAGCGCAGGCCTTCGGGCTGCACCGAGGTCCCGGCTGCCGTGCCAAATAGGGCCACATCGAGCGCAGCCGCGGCCGACCGCACAAGCGTATCGCTGATCAGTTGCTCGGCGTTTGACGAATTCAGCATCTCCTCGGTCAAGACGGCGATTGCGCCGAGCTTGAAGGGCATGAGCGACACGGCCGAGTCTGCGAATTGCTTGACCGGGATCGGCTGCCCGTCCCCCACAAACCCCGCGTTGGCGGCCGAGGCCACGAAGCCGGGCGCAACGATGATGCCGTTGCCGTTGAGGAGCGTGCATTCTTTGAGCAGTTGCGCGCCGGCCGCTGCAGGCCCGAGGGCCGCGAGCATGTCAGCGACGACCGTGTGGATGAGCTCGGCGGCCCATCCCGGCACGTTGTACATGGCCGGCGCGGAGACGGCGCGCACGACGCGGTCGCTCGGCCAGCGTTCCGCCGCGACCTCGGCGGGGGTTCTGTGCGTATGAAGACCGAGGACCTTCGCCGTGATCCATCGCGTCCACGAATTGCCCCGCGGGACAAGCGGCGGGGGCTCCCGTTGAAACGAAACAGGATCGTCACGCGACCGCAGCCGCGGCATGACTTCAACGTTCATTGGAAGGGCTCCAAAAGCAAAGATTGGCGCGGATCAACAAGCCTATGGTTGCGCGCAGCGCCTATATGGAGGCTCGGTCAACCACGCCCTGCGCGCGCGACGGTTGCGCCGCTAACCACTTTCAACCGCCTTGCTATTGTGGCGGAACTTGCTTCGATAGCGGACGCTGGGGCCGGCGACCCTGGCATCTGCAACGGGCCACAACCGGAAATCGGCACCTTCTCCATGGTCCCGAAGATTGTTAGAATGTTCTCGCAATTGTTTGAGGGAGAACATCGTGGACAATGCCAGATTGCCAGCAACTCTCGAAGCCTCCGGCACCCGCCGAGATTTCCTGAAATGCGTAAGCACAGCGACGACGTTATCGGCGCTCATGGCATCGGGCGCGAAGCCCATTCCGGCGCGTGCCCAGTCGGCGGCCGGGCCAGCCGACGCCATTTTCCGAGGTGGTCCCATTCTTACCATGAGCGATGCAATGCCGCGCGCGGAGGCGGTGGCCGTGAAAGACGGTAAGATCGTTGCAGTCGGGGCTCGGTCCGCGGTGGAGGAGCTTGCTGGACCTCAGACGCGGACCGTGGACTTGCAGGGACGGACGCTGATTCCCGGCTTCGTCGATTCGCACTCGCATACTTTTTTTGTTGGGTTTCAGGCTGCTGTTGCCAACTTGCTTCCGGCACCGGATGGCGAGGGCAACGACATCGCTGCTCTCCAGCGAGTGCTGACCGCGTGGGACTCTGGTCCCCCGTCGCCATTGAAGAAATACGGATGGATTGTCGGACTCGGCTACAACGATTCACAGCTCAAAGAGCAGAGGCATCCGAATCGCGACGACCTCGACAAAGTATCAAAGGAAAAACCGGTCCTAGTGATTCACCAATCTTTTCACTTTGGAGCCGTGAACACCAAGGCGCTTGAAGTACTGGGCATCACCGCGGCAACTGCCGATCCCGATGGTGGGGGGATCTATCGGCGGTGGCCCGGCTCACGCGAGCCTGACGGCGTATTGGAAGAGACCGTTTCCGCTGTGCGGGGGAAACTCTTCGGGCAATTCGATTCAGAGACAAATCAGGCGCTGATCCGTCGAGGTGCCGAGCGCGTTGCAAGCTACGGGTTCACCACAGCACAAGAAGGGGCCCTGAGGGAAAAGGGGGTATTGGACGCATTTGTCGCGACGGCGGAAGCTTCCACGCTTCCGATCGATATTGTCGCCTATCCGGTCGTCAATTCCCTTCCAGACCTCATCGTCCCGCCGCTGCTGAGTCGAGCATATTCTGGGCGCTTTCGTATTGGCGGCGGGAAACTCTTTATCGATGGTTCACCGGGGGGCAAGACAGCTTGGCTGACGAAGCCTTATTTCGTGCCGCCACCCGGTCAACCCGATACCTATGCAGGTTATCCCATCGCGACACGCGAGCAGGTGATGGATGCGGTAGCCTACGCGTTCTCCCGGAAATTTCAGTTAATCACTCACGCAAATGGCGACGCCGCCATCGACCTCCTAATCGAAGCGGTACGCACGGCCGCGAAGACAAATCCGGAGTACAGGCAGACTCGTCCGGTGCTCATCCACGGCATGGCGCTACGTGAGGACCAGGTTGATGCCCTCAAGGAGTTGGGTATCTTTCCGTCGCTCTTCCCGATGCAGACCTTCTACACGGGTGACTGGTATCGATCATCGGTTCTCGGGCCCGAGCGAGCGGAGGACATCTCGCCCACCGGCTGGGTTCGCTCCCGGGGCATGATGTTCGGCACTCATCACGATGCACCGTTCGCCTCGCCCGATCCCATGCGGGTGCTGTCCGCGACCGTGACACGCCGCACCCGGTCGGGACGGGTCCTTGGACCCCAGCATTGCGTGGAGGCGATGACGGCGCTCAAGGCGATGACGATCTGGCCGGCGTGGCAGCATTTTGAAGAAGCGACTAAGGGCAGCCTTGAGGTGGGCAAACTAGCAGACTTCGCGATCTTGTCGGCTGACCCGATCGCGGTTGACCCGCTGGAGATCGCGACGATCAAGATCCTTGAGACCATGAAGGAAGGACGTTCCATCTACCGGGCGTGAAAAGGAAGCGAACGAAACGAGAGGTTAATGACCGAACGTTTGCAGGCCGCGTCAACTCGCCGAGCCCATCTGGAGGAGCCGGGCTGCCTTTCGGGGCATTTCCGCTTCGGGTCACGGGCGGAAGACGAACCATGTCCGCGGCGACGGCAGCTTTCCTCGGAAGCGGTCGCCGGATGTGGGCGACGGTTGCACCGCCGGCCACTGTCAACCGGGCTTGCCGTGAGCGGCGGAACTTGATCCAATTGCGGACGCTGGTGCCGGCGACCCTGGCATCTGCAA